AAAGATACTGCTGGATTTAAATGCAATGATTTACCTATTTCTTCTTACTGCGCGAGGGGAACGTGTCTTAAGAGAAAGTTTGGTATTGGTGGTCACTTTGATTCGCAGTGGCCATCAGTATCAGGTTTGATTAGAATTACATATAAACCTGACCATGAGTATTTTTTTAATGTAGAGGTAGCTGCAGATAAAATTGTTCAGGTTCATGCTAAAAGTATAAAACAATTTAATGAGATGAAACAAATGCGTAGCCTTATTGCAGATCATACAACAACTTATCCACCAACTATAAAAGAAAAAGAATATCAAAACATATTAAACGGTTTATGGGCAACCATGGAAACTATTCAACCTCCTGCAGGAACCAATCCTGTGGACATGTTGAAAAAAGAATTGTTTGACTTTGTAAATGGACCAAAGGCAAACTCGTATGCATCTTTTAAAACAGGGGCTGTATTACATGAAGACAAATATTTTTATTTTGTTTACGATAAATTTTACGATGAATTAAAACGAGGAGATTGGAATCAAGAAAGATCTAGAACAGCAACTATGATTAGACAATATTTTAAGGGTGAGTTTGATTATCAAAAAAGATATCCTAAAGGTGATAACGAGGAATCTTTTCCAGCATTACGAGTTTTAAAACTTCCACAAGAAGGTTTAGAAAAAGAAGAAGTACAAGATGAAATAATAGAAATAGAAGATAAGGAGAATATAGTATGACGAAGCCACCTAAAATTTATATATCAATGCCAACTTATGATTTAATGCAAGTGTCAACATGTTTATCGTTGGTAAAATTATTTAACAAACTTACCATAGCTAAAATGCCAGCAGAGATAGGAACTTTTAAATGTCCTTATGTTGGTTATGGCAGAAATGTATTGACTGCAATGTTTTTAGAATCAAACTTTGATTATCAATTATTTATAGATTCAGATTTAGAATTTGAGCCTGATGTCGTTGGACGTATGATTATTGCACAAAAAGATGCAATTTGTGTGCCATACAGAAAAAAAACACAAGACAATGTATTAAAATTTTCTGTGGAGTTTGAAGATCCCACTAATATTCAAGTAGATCAAAAAGGTGTTGTAGAGTTAAAAGCTGGACCTGCAGGGTTAACATTAATTCATAGAAAAGTTTATGAAAAATTAATTAAAGATAATCCACATCTTAAAATAAAACAAAAAGAAATAATATCTGAAAAAGCTAATTCATATTTTTATAATTTTTGGGACACTAGTTTTGATAAAAACGGAACCTGGTGGGGAGAAGATGTAAACTTCTGTAATCTAATTAGAAAATCTGGTTTTAAATTTTACGGGATTGTAGATGGAAAAACCACGCATCATGGATCATACGGATGGACAGGAACTTTAGCGGATGGATTTAAAAAGTTAAATGGAAAAGATCAATAAAATTTACGGACCACCTGGTACCGGCAAAACGTTTAGATTAATAAGACGTGTAAAAGCATATCAACGTAAAGGTGTGCCTTTGCATAAAATAGGATACTTTGCATTTACTAGAAAAGCTGCTGAAGAAGCTCGTAAAAGAATTAATGTGCCAGAAAAACAGGTGCCATACTTTCAAACTTT